GAGCCACCTGGCTCTCATACCAGAGACCCTTGTCGTCCATGGTGATGTAGCCGGTTCCGATGCGTGACTTCCCTACAGTCTTATCCTGGCCGTGATGGTAATACAGGTTCATCGGCACACGCTCGCCAGACTTCATCGGTCGACCGAAGTCAGTGCTCGCTGTGAAGTAGTCGCCCTCGAGGTCAGCGCCACCGAAGCGCACCAGGTAACCACGCACGCGACCGCTGTCATCTGCTTTGATTGCATCACCGAAGGATACCAAAGTCTGCATCATAACTCCTTGACCGGCACGACCACGGCCTGTGGTCCCCACTCATTATTCGGCACCACTTTGCCAAATGCACTGAGAGGTGTGCCTGTCTCCCACAAACGATACCGCGAAGGTCCAAGGACCTGCCGACGTTCCGCTTCACTTAGCATGCGAAACTGTTCCTCTTTGGTCGGAAGTTCTTCCGGTTCATCGAAGCTGCCTGGCGGCAATCCTGCGAGTTCCGCGTACGTCGGTGTGATCGGGACGATCGTACACCTACAGTTTGGATGCGAGGGAACGATATCTGCAACTGGATTCGGATCACCATGAAGTGACCAGCACACAGGACACACGTTCACATCACCCGCTGAGATGCGGCGCCAGCCACGCACGATGCTGAGATTCGCCTCAAAGGTCTGTCGCTGTGCCTCGCGATTGGCACGAATCATCTCTGTCCGTGCGATGGTAGCAGCTCGTGAAGGAGCGAGAGTTTCGTACGTCCTCGACATCCTTCGTGCGACCTGAAGCGGATTGAGACCCTGCGCGATGCCGATCGTGACGTGGTCCAGTGCAAATGGACCGATGGCCTCGAACAATGCGCCAAGCGGTGAGCCGTCAGCGGCGAAGCCGACGACGTTGGTAATCGCTTCGACAGGGAGCCGATTCCACATCAGATCAGCGGTCAGCGACACCGACGAAGGAACACCCGCGACTGCTCGCACGAGATCCTCCTGGATGTCAAGCGACAGCTGTATAGCGCGTCGTTGTCCGCCTGTTGCGATGTCGGTCGCCTGTGGCGCCCATCGTGCGACTTCATCAGCCATCTGGACATTGAGCGCCTCGAGGCGGAGCATGTACTCGGAGAGACCACTGATATCCTCACCTGCTGCCTGTGCTTCCTCGATGGCGGCTGTCACCGCTTCGAGGCGCTGGAGGTTGTCAGCCTGGAGAACACCGTACGTCCTGCTCATCTCAGCGAGAGCAGCGTTCTCACGGTATCGGAGCTTGTTCCTGTAGCTCTCGTTGACTTGATAGATATCAGGCATCGGTGTCAGTCAACTCGTAACCATAGTATGGATGGTATGACTTTCCGTTTTCCTTCGGTGCCATGCGCTTGAGAATCTCTTTGCGCGCAGCTGTGGACCAGCGATATCCAGCATCGCCACCCCATGCCGCCCATGCGACACGACCAGCGCTAGGATAACCATCCTCACCTGGTCGGAAACCTTCCGCTTGTTTGTCTACTTCGTGACGTCGAAAGAATGAGTACATCCGAAGGACAGTCGACTCACTGAGTTTCTCGCCATTGATGATCTGATTCGCTCGCGCCCATGCGACAGCTGTCCCGCCATCACGACCAGCATCACGCCACTCGATGGCGCGCTGTGCTTCCTCCTTCATTTCTTTGGAGGGAAAGAACTTCAGTCCTGGCTCAGATGCATCGTCGAATGCCTTCGTCTCTTCCTGGCGCACCGTGACAGGCAACAGGCCGAGGTGCTGGATGCTGTTCAGGCCAACAGCCTGGAGTGCCGCTTCTGGTTCAAAACCAGCACGAATCAAAGCACCGGCAGCGCCGACCAGCTTCGCCGTTTCGTCGGCAGTTCGAGCTGTCGAGACAGGCGTAGCATCAGGGACCATGAGCTCCTGTGCGCCGATCTGGACAGGGACCGCTGTCGGATGGTAATAACCTTCGTCATCATCCGAAGGCGTCACACCAGCGACACGCTTGGCTGTTGCGAGGTCCACGATGCCACTCTTGTAGAGTCGCTCAGCGCGCTCCGCGTCCTCATTAAGGTCAGCCTGAAGCGCTGGAACATTCGACACATCAAACTCCAAGTAGTCGCCAGGCTGCGTCTCTTCGTAGTCTGGAAGCAGTGCGATGGTCAGCGCTTCGCTCATCTGACGCATGAGCGGAATCATGCCATCAGTCCAAGCAGATCGCGTTGCCTGCTCGAGGTTGGAGTATGTTGCGCGCTCGAGGCCGCTGCCGAGTTGAAGGACCAGCGGATTGAGTCCGAGAGCTGCACAGACGCGCTCTTCCGGTTTGCGGCGAATCTCGTCGAACGCCATCTCAGATGGTTTGTGTGATACCTGCTCGACCTTGAATGGACCAGTCATCACCAGGACACTTCCAGCGTTATCGCCGGTGAAGTCCTGCTGTAGTTTCCGCTTCGTCTGACGTGCATCGTCTTCGCTGAGGTCTTCGACACCGCCCTTGTAGTCTGGTCCGACCATGATCGATGGCATGCCACCGTTGCGTACCATGCCGAATGCAGCTGATGCTGCGACGTTGTCTGTCGCGATCTCACGAAGGACGGACGTGACAGGAGAGCGCCCGAAGCGAGAGTCCTGCGGATCTCGACCATAGCGGATGTGAATGAGGTCCTCGAGTGCGATGTCGTACGAAGTGCCATCGACCGTGTATTGATACTTGATGAGCGGATTGACTTTGTTACCGACAGGTCTCATCATGTCAGCCGCCAGGTATTGCAGACCAACGACACGACCAGAGACGCGAACCTTCCTAAAGTAGGCGTTTCCGAGCAGCTGGTAGTCTGGAAGAATCCACGACCACACGAGCGATGGCGGCACGTTCGGTGTTGGCTGTGCGAGCAGCTGGAGAATCGGGTGATCTGCTACTGTCTCGACCTGTCCATCTGGCATCGGTCGACGCACGACAGGAACACCCTGGCTCCAGTTGCGGATGTACCAGTCCATGCCGATTGCGACGATGCTGTTCAGCATCAAGTCGCCAGCCTGGTTCCTCCAGTTGAAACTCGAGCCTGGAAGGTTACGTGTCAGCAGGGACCAAAAGTCGCCGTTCCCTGTGCCGGTGAAATAGGACGTTTGGCGCTGTATCAGCGGCGGCGGAAGCAGCGCGGACGGTGATGCGGTTGCTTTTCCGAGAAGTTTGTCAAAGAGTCCCATATGACTATTGTGTTCCTATCATGTGCTAGACTGCACCCCACCCACCGCCACGGCCCACGAGCTCGTCGTACGCGTCAGTCAAAGCGTCGACGATGTCGTCATTCTTGCCGAGCGGGAACGTCCGCATTTCGTCCAGGAGTTCGCGATTCCACGAAGCGGCAACCATGTACACGTTTCCGCCAGCGACCTGACTCGCGAACGGTTCAGCGCGCACATCCTTGGATCCGGTCACCGGCAGGACTGTCACAGCACTACCATGCAACAGCCGAAGCATGTGCATGGCTTGACTCTTGCCAGCCTGACCAGGGTCCTGCGGTAGTCGTATTCTGATGCCACGGCCATCGAGAGCAGCTGTCTGCTTTATAACTTTATCGCGCTGGTCGGTGTCATACTGGCCACGCACGACATCGAGGATCCAGATGCGGCCATCCGTGTCGCGTCCCATTTTGACACCGACCGTGAAGTCACCACTTCCCGCTGTAGCTGCAAGGTCCCAGGCGCGGGACATCTTCGCGCAGTTTGGCATGGCGCTCTCGATGGTGATCCGGTCGCTCTTAAAGAAACTTCCCTCGCGTGGTGTTGGATGCTGCTGGTAGAGAGCACTCCAGCCGTAGTCGCCACTGTTGGCCACCATGACCTCTTTGATGCGTCCGAGTTCCTTCACGTCGTATCGTTCAGGCCACAAAGCTTCGCCAGGCATTCGACCGATCTGGTCCTTCTCCTCCGCGATGGCTGGCAGGTTGAGGACCGTCCATCGGTGAGGCTCCGATGAAATTGCGCGAGCGGTGATATCGTCGTGGTGCCACCTGGTCGAGACAATGATGAGAGCGCCCTTCGGCTCGAGTCGCGTGTAAAGGTCGTCCGTGTACCAGTCCCACGCTTTGTCGCGGTATAGAGAGGACTCGGCATCCTCGCGAGATCGAATCGGGTCATCGATGATGATGCGCTTGAAGCCGACACCGGTTGGAGGACTGCCTACACCGCGCGCCATGAAGGTTCCGCCCTCCGGTAGTGACCACTCATCCTGTGCGGCGTTGTCTTTTGACAGTTTAGTCCTGGACGAAACGATCTGTCTGGACTTCCTCGAAAAGCGTCTCGCGATACGCTCATTGTAGCCAGTGACCAGCACGTTCGCTGACGGGTCCCGCTCGATGCAATAGGCGCCGTATCGCACGGTCACTGTCTCAGTCTTACCGTGGCGCGGTGGCATGTGGATCGCGAGTCTATCGATCTCACCACGCTCGACTGCGTCAAGGTGTGACGCGATGGCGATGAGATGTCGAGCAGTAAACGACCAACCATTCGGGAGAGTCTCTCGAAGATAGTCAAGGTAACAGAGAGCTGTCTGAGCGCTAGTCTTCGTTTGGGCCTTCGGCGGCTGCGGAGAGAAGTTGAACCGAGAAGTTTGCAATCTTTTCATAGAGAGCTGCAATCTGTGCTGCACTTTGTCCATTGATGTACCTCTCGCTTTGTGTCGTCCTAGCGATGACCTGAAGTGCCTTCAGATTGTCCTCGAGGACGGAGGCCAGCAGGTCATCAAGCGACGCCGCTGGTGCTTTGGGGTTAGCGACAGTTTCCGACACGTCGAAAACCATTGATGTGTTCAAGACCTTGGATGCCATACGGTCCCGAATCGTGATGATGGTGGTTCTCGGTAAACCGTAAAGGCGAGAGACAACGGTCGGTGTTTTACCAGCGATGAGAGCTGCTTCAACCTGTGCAATTGTTTCTTCGTCGTATAGTTGTGGGCGTGCCATGATTTTATTCTGTCTCTTCCTGGCGCACTCTGCGCCTGTAGTGCAGTTGTCCGTGGCACATATAGCACAGGACCTGCACATCTTCCATCAGCTCACCACCGAGTCGAAGATAGCTGACTC